CACATCCCTGTGATAAGAAACACAACAAGGATGGTAGTATATCTAAGAGGTATCAAGCACAGCTAGACAAGGGTGCTCACTGGAGAATTTTAACTGATAAGGATAATGACTGGGGCTACTATGAGTATCCCGAGTTCAATCTTGGTTCTCGCCAACAGATAGCTAAGTATCTACAGCACTTCGGTTGGAAACCTAAAGCGTTTACTGAGAAGGGTAATGTCATTGTTGATGAGAAGATACTTAAGTCTGTGGATATACCCGAGGCACAATTAATCGTGGATTATCTGACACTTACCAAGCGTATAGCTATGGTCAAGAGTTGGTTGGAGTCTGTGAATGATGACACTGGTAGGGTACACGGACAGGTTAATCCTTGTGGTGCAGTGACAGGACGAATGACTCACTCCAAACCTAACTGTGCTCAAGTACCTGCTACTCGGTTCGATAAGGATGGCAATGTCTTATGGGGATTTGAAGGTGGCTATGGTGCTGACTGTCGTGACCTATGGACTGTGCCTAAAGGGTACAAACTAGTGGGTGTAGATGCTAGTGGTCTAGAGTTGAGGATGTTAGCACACTATATGAATGATGATAAGTACACCAATGAGATACTTACTGGTGATATACATACTGCTAATCAGAAGTCAGCCGGACTTAGAACCAGAGACCAAGCCAAGACATTTATCTATGCGTTTCTATATGGAGCAGGTGTTTTGAAACTAGGTTCTGTGGCAGGAGGAGGTGCATCTTTAGGCACTCAACTCCAGAGGAACTTCCTTGATAATACTCCGGCATTGAAACAACTTAGGACTAATGTCCAGAGGAAAGCTAAGAAGGGATGGGTGAGAGGTTTAGACAATAGGAAACTACACATAAGGTCTGAACATTCAGCACTCAATACTGTACTCCAGAGTGCAGGTGCTATCATAATGAAGAAAGCATTGATACTTCTGGATGAGTATGCAAAGCAATACAAGATAGACTACAAGTTTGTACTTAATGTACACGATGAGTTCCAGTGTGAAGTCAGAGAAGACCAAGCAGATTTCTTCGGAGGTCTAGCAGTCGGTTCAATAGTACAAGCAGGTAAATATTTTAACTTAAACTGTCCACTGGATGGTGAATACAAGGTAGGTGAGACGTGGCAACAGACACACTAGTAGACGATATATATCGTATGATAGACACCAAAGAAATAGCAGATGGTGTACCTGTCGAGCAAGTAATAAATGACTTCGGTGAGAATGTGAAGCAGATATTACGAAACAATATCACAGAGAGTAAGTTTGATAGACGCAAACTCCGTATGTCTAACATAGGTAAGAAGGATAGACAGTTGTGGTATTCTTATAATGGATACAAGGGTGAGGAACTTATGCCTCACACTAGAATAAAATTTCTTTATGGTCACTTGATTGAAGAGATGGTACTCGCACTAACTAAACTTGCCGGTCACGATGTGACACACGAACAGAAGCAAGTTTCAGTAGAGGGTATCAAAGGTTCGATGGACTGTAAGATTGATGGTGTACTGACAGATGTTAAGTCAGCCTCACCTTATGGGTTCAAGAAATTCAAGGATGGTTCATTAGTTAATGATGACCCCTTTGGATACATAGACCAAATCAAAGGCTATGCTCACGCAGAGGGTACGACAGATGTAGGTTGGTTAGTAATGGATAAGACTAACGGACATCTAACATACCTCAAGTATGATATGGCTGATGAGTCTCAATGGTACTGGACTAAGCTGAACTTCTTCTCGATAGTAGAAAGAATTAAATCTATCAAGAATATAGTTAAGTTATCTAAGCCACCTAAGAGATGCTATGAACCAGTAGCCGATGGTAAGTCTGGTAATATGAAGCTACCTGTTGGATGTAGCTACTGTTCATTCAAGCACGAGTGTTGGGGTGATGACCTTAGAACATTCATCTATGCTAATGGACCACGCTACTTGATTAAAGTAGAGAACTTACCTAATGTTATAGAGGTGGATAAAGATGGCAACAAAGTTTCGGTCTAAGCTAGAGAAAGAATGTGCAGAAGCACTAGGCAGAGAGTGGAAGTATGAGCCCTGTAGGGTAGCCTATACGATACGAAAGAACTACACCCCAGACTTTGTTAAGGGTAAGTATCATATCGAGGTTAAAGGGTTCTTCCGGAGTGGGGATAGACAGAAGTATAAATCAATTGCTGAACAACTAAAGTTTGAAGGCAAGAGTTTAATCTTCTTGATGCCTCGCCCCGACTCTAAGGTAGCCAAGGGTAATAAGATTACTTATCGTCAGTGGTGTGATAAGTATGATATTAAAATATTTTCAACTAAAGAAATAAAGGAGCTTAAAGAATGGACGAAGAATTAGAAGTTTCTTATAAGGGAGTGCTAGACACTATCAATCCTAGTCACTACAAGCAAGGTAATATTGAGGTCATAGATTTTATATTAGACCAAGATATGGATTACCTAACTGCATCTGTTATGAAGTACATCTGTAGATGGAGACATAAGAATGGTGTGGAAGACTTGAAGAAGGCTCAGTGGTTCTTAGATAAACTCATAGAACACGAGGGAGGGCAGTATGGCTCTGACCCTAGGTGAATTAAAAGAGCGTATAGTTCAAGAGAACATAGACCCTTGTACTCTGTGTGAGGTATTAGATATAACAACAGAAGATATCTTACACGAGTTCGAGGATAAATTAATAGACAAGAGAGAGGAGTTTGAAGATGTTGATGATACCGACTGAGAATTTTGTCTTGCTACAGATAGGTCTACTTATTATAGGAGCGTGGTTACTGTGGAGACACGGAACTAAATGCTATGATAGAGGGATAACTGATGCTGTACTTATGCACAGGCAAGGCAGATTAAAATATAATACTTACTTAGATGACAATGGGAAGAAGATGGTGAACATTGAAATCGAACCGATAGATGAGGACTAAACCCCACCCTGTCAAGAACAAACTAAAGTATGCCTTAAGGTATGATAGGTTATGGCATACTAAAACTATTACTAACAAAAAGAAAGAACAAAAAAAGAGAGGAGATTATCTTGAACCAATTACCAAATGATTACCAAAACTTTATTGCTCTTAGTAGGTACGCTAGGTGGCTACCTCATAAGAACAGGAGAGAGACTTGGAAAGAAACAGTTTGTCGTTACTTTGATTTTATGGAGTGGCATCTCGAAAGTCATACTAACCAAAAGTTAGTACCTAAGACTAGGAAGATACTTGAAGAAGCAGTATGTAACTTAGAAGTTATGCCTAGTATGAGAGCTCTGATGACAGCAGGTCAAGCTCTTGCTAAGAATAATATAGCAGGATATAACTGTGCTTACCTAAGTGTAGACCACCCGAAAGCATTTGATGAATGCCTATTCATTCTGATGCACGGAACTGGTGTAGGCTTTAGTGTAGAGAGACAGTTCGTTAGAAAACTACCGGAAGTTCCCGAAGAAATTCTAGATGTAGAAGATGTCATTGTCGTACAGGATAGTAAGGAGGGATGGCAGTCTGCGTTCCGTAAGTTAGTTACTTATCTATATGATGGTGAGAGTCCTAACTGGGATTTCTCTAAGGTCAGACCTAAAGGTTCTAGACTTAAGACCTTTGGTGGTAGAGCCAGTGGTCCAGAGCCACTACTAGATTTGTTTCACTTCACTACTAACATATTTAAAGAGGCTGTTGGTCGGAAGCTAACAAGTTATGAATGTCATAGACTGATGTGTAAGATTGCAGAGGTAGTTGTAGTAGGAGGTGTGCGTAGGTCAGCACTCATCTCTCTATCTAATCTAACTGATGAGCGTATGCGTAATGCTAAGACTGGACAGTGGTGGTCTGATACACCAGAGATGGCATTGAGTAACAACAGTGTATGTTATACAGAGAAGCCAGACATAGGTATCTTTATGAAAGAATGGTTATCATTATATGAGTCCAAGTCTGGTGAGCGTGGTATCTTTAATAGGGAAGCAGCAATTAAACAAGTAGCCACCATAGGAAGGAGAGATACTGAACACGATTTTGGTTGTAATCCTTGTAGTGAAATCATACTTAGGGATG